ACCCTGGCCGGCGTGGGTATCGCCCAGGACGTGGCGGCCACTGGCGTCAAGAACTTCATGCTGACCCTGACCGCCGGCACGGCGGCCACCAAGTCGCAGAAGGAGGCGTACAAGGCGCTGCGCCTGGACGCCAACGAGCTGGCCAAGGGCATGCAGAGCGACAGCGAGGGCACGATTAACCGCGTGCTGCAGACGCTGGCCCAGGTCGAGAAGAGCAAGCAGGCGGCCGTGCTGACCAACTTGTTCGGCAAGGAATCGGTGGGGGCGATCGCGCCGCTGCTGACGAGCCTGGCCACCCTGCAGAAAAACTTTAAGTCGATCGGCGATGAAACGCAGTACGCCGGTTCGATGAACAGCGAGTATGCCGCCCGGGCAGCCACCACACAGAACGCCATGCAGCTGCTGCAGAACCGCGTGACCCGCCTGGGCATCACGGTCGGCAGTATGCTGTTGCCGCCGCTGAACGACTTCATGGCCACCGTGGGGCCGATTATCAGCAGTGTCGGTGCACTGGCTGCAGCGCACCCCTGGTTGATCAAGGGCGTGCTCGGTGCGGCGGTGGGCTTCACCGTGCTGCGCCTGGCCACGGCCGGCGCCACGGCTGCCCTGGCAATGATGAACGGGGTGGCGAGCATGAGCCCGATCGGGATGATCGTGCGCGGCATCGCCATCGCCGCCGGCGTACTGATCGCCAACTGGTCGACCGTGGCACCGTATTTCCAGGCGGTGTGGGACAAGACCAAGGGGCCAGCGATGGCCCTGTGGGGCTGGATGAAAACGGCCTTCGCCTGGTCGCCGATTGGCTTGATCGTGGCCAACTGGGAGCCGCTGAGCCGGTACTTTGTGGCCCTGTGGGATGAGATCAAAGGCCCGGCGATGGCCGTGTGGGGGTGGATGAAAACCGCCTTTGCCTGGACGCCGATCGGCCAGATCGTCGCCAACTGGCAGCCGCTGAGCCGGTTCTTTGCCAGCCTGTGGGGCTTGGTCAAGGCCTTGGCTGTGCCGTTCATGGGCTTTATGCGGACCCTGTTCGACTATTCCCCGCTTGGCCTGATCGTAAACCACTGGGGGCCGATCAGCGGGTTTTTCCAAGGCGTGTGGGAGGCGATCAAGGCGCTGTCGGTGCCGTTCCTCGACTTCCTCAAGACCCTGTTTGATTGGTCGCCGCTGGGCTTGTTGGTCAAGCATTGGGAGCCGATCACGGCCTATTTCAAAGGGCTGTGGGAGAAGCTTCGGCCGATCGTTGAACCCATGATGAAATTCCTGGGATTCAGCTCCGAAGGCGGGGTGATCGAGGCCGCGACCAACAAGGTCAACGCCTGGACGGCGCAGCAGCAGGCCCGCAACGCAGCGGCCCAGCCGGTGCCGGGCGCGCTGGTGCGGCCGATGGCTGAGCCGGTGCAGCTGATGCCCGAGGCCACCAGCGCGGCCAGCCTGTTGCGCGTGCCTGGGCAAGCGCCGGAGCGGCCGCCGCTGCGCCTGGTGTCGTCGGCGTCGGCGCCGGCGCTTACGGCCTCGCAGCTGGGCGAACAAGCCAAGGAAAGCTATGCCAAGGGGCTGACCCAGGCCGAGGCGCTGAAACAGGCTGAAACGGCCGTTGTGCAGCGCCCTGGCCTGACGTCCGTGGCCGCCCCGGCGCCGGGTGGTTTGCCGGCGTCGCGGGGTTCGCTGGTGCAGCAGTCGGCAGCGACCAACAAGACCCAGCTGGAAGGGTCGATGGTGGTCCGTTTCGACAATGCCCCGCAGGGCATGCGCGTCGAACAGGGCGAATCCAACCAGCCCGGCCTGCAGGTAACCCCGCAGGTCGGCTATCGCTCATTGGGTAGGGGGGCAGGATGACCACGTGGCGGGACGAGCTACACCCGGCCTCCTTTCGAGGGGTGCCGTTTCACGTCGACAGCGACAGCATGCCAGTCGGTCGGCGCACCCAGGTGCATGAATACCCCCAGCGGGACAAGCCGCTGGTGGAGGACCTGGGCCGCGTAACCCGCGAAATCAAGATGGCGGCCTTCGTGATCGGCGAAGACTTCCTGATCAAGCGTGACGACCTGCTGAATGCGCTGGACAAGCCCGGCGCCGGGGAACTGATTCACCCCTGGTATGGCCGCCTGATGGTCACGGCGACCGGCTGTTCGGTGGGCCATGAGCGTCGCGAAGGGGGCATGGCGCGCTTCGACCTGGTGTTTGTGGAAGACGGCGAGAAGGGTTTTCCCGCCGGCGTGCCGAACACCTCGCGGCAGCTGGAAGAGTCGTCGGAAACCCTGCTGCAGTCGGCGATCCGGCGCTACAAGGAAGCCATGGCGGTGGTGAACCGGGCGCGCCTGGCGGTGGTGATGCTGCAGAACGGTATCGCCGGGGTGCAGATGGCCATTGCCCAGGAGCTGCGCCAGTTGACGGGCTTGGTCAGTTCGGTGGAGGCGCTGGCCGACATGCTGATCAATGCCCCGGGCAACTTTTCGGCGATGATCCGGGGGCAGTTTTCCAGCGTCGGCGGCAGCCGTTCGACCGGTTACCGCTGGGGGCCGTCGAGCAGCACGCTATCGAGCAGCGCCGCGTCGGCATCGTCCAGCGCTTCCAGCATCGAAGCCGACCCGGAGTTTGCCAGCACCGTCGCCGGCCTGCCCGAGGCCGACCCGGAGTTTGCCAGCTTCGCCGCATCGAGCCGGGCCATTACCTCGCAGGTCGAGCAGTCCCGCGAACTGGCGGCGCAGGTGGTAGCCGCGGCTGCAGCGATCGAGGGCGGCAGCAGTGCCGCCGGCGGCGCTGCCACGGCGGCGGTGATCGAGGCCGCCCGCGAGCTGGTGCGCGATGCGCTGATTGTCCTGGCCGTGCGCACGGCCGCCGCCATGCCGGTGGTGCAGGCGCCGGCGCCGCTGTCGGGGTATCCGTCCCTGCAGCAGCAAGTGGCTGCGCCGATCGCCCGGCCTGACGTGCCGGTCACCGCTGACGTGGTGGCCGTGCGCGACGCGATCGAGGCCGCGCTAGTAGCGGCCGAGCAGACCGCCCCGCATGAGCATTTCGAGGTGCTGGAGGTGGTGCGCAAGCAAGTGCGCGCCCACCTGACCGAGGTGGCCCGCGCCGGCGTGCGCCTGGCTGAGGTCACCACGCTGGAGAGCCTGCCGGCGGTGGTGCTGGCCTATCAGCGCTACGGCGACGCGACCCGCGCCGCTGAAATCGTTACGCGTAACAAGGTCGCACACCCGGGGTTCTTGCCTGCCGGGGTGCTGTCCGTCGCTCAAGAGTAAGCCTATGGATGACATGAATGCTGTCACGCTAAGCGTGAACGGCCTGGACTATCGCGGCTGGAAGAAAGTCAGCATCAGCGCGGGGATCGAGCGGCAGAGCCGTGATTTCCGCCTGGGGGTGACGTGGCGCTGGCCCGGCCAGGCGGTGGAAATCCCAGTGCGGCAGGGTGACTACTGCGAAGTACGCATCGGCGACGACCTGGTGCTGACCGGGTGGGTGTTCGCCACACCGATCAGCTACGACAGCCGCAGCGTGGAGCGGTCGGTGTCCGGCCGGTCGCTGACCGCTGACCTGGTAGACAGCTCTGCGGTCAACAAGCCCGGGCAGTGGCGCGGGCAGAGCGTGCAAAAGATCGTCCAGGCGCTGGCCGAGCCCTACGGGATCAAGGTGCTGAGCGAGGTGGCCGAAACCACCAAGCTGGCCGACCACCAGATCGAGCCGGGCGAAACGGTGTTCGAGTCGATCGACCGGCTGCTGACGCTTTCCCGTCTGCTGTCGACCGACGACGCCCGGGGCCGGGTGGTGATCATCAAGCCCGGCAGCGCCGGCCGTGCGGTCGATCGCCTGGAACTGGGGCAGAACATCTTGACCGGCCGCGCCGAGCTGGATTTCTCCGGGGTGTTCTCGGAATACCGCGTCACCGGGCAGCGCTCGGGGTCAGACGGCGCCTACGGCGAGCAGGCCAGCGAGGTCAAGGCCGAACTGGCCGACCCACGCGGCACCCGTCACCGCGTGCTGCTGATTCACGAGAGCGGCCAGATGACCCCGGAGCTGGCCCAGGCCCGGGCCAACTGGGAGCGCGGGAGCCGCATGGGTAAGGCACTGACCCTGAACTATCAGGTGCAGGGCTGGCGGCAATCCAACGGCGCGCTCTGGCTGCCGAACATGGTGGTGCGGGTGGTCGACCCGCTGATGGGCATTGATCGCGACATGCTGATCAGTGAAATCGAATACGTGCTGGATGACGCCGGCACGGTGGCCAACATCGTGGTAGGCCCGCCGGATGGCTTCGACCCTGAGCCGAAAGACCCGCACAAGTCGCGCAAGCTCAAGAAGGGCGGCAAGGCCGACAACTTCGAATACCTGATCCCTGCAGACTGGAAGCCTGGCCCATGAAACCCATGAGAAATTTCCTCGCACGGGGCGTCGTCGCCCTGGTCGATGCCGGCCGCAAGTTGCAAAGCCTGCAAATGCGCCTGACCGCCGACGAAGTGAAAGACGGCATGGAGCACTTCGAACCCTATGGGTTCACGTCCAACCCGCGCCCCGGCGCCGAGGGCCTGGCGGCCTTCATCAATGGCGACCGCTCGCATGGGGTGGTGATCTGCGTGTCAGACCGCCGCTTTCGCCTGCAGGGCCTGCAGAGCGGTGAAGTGGCCCTGCACACCGACGAAGGCGACGTGCTGCATTTCAAGCGCGGCCGGGTGATCGAGGTGCAGACCGCGACGTTTCGGGTCAAGGCTGAAACGGCGGTGGAGTTCGACACCCCGCTGATCAGCACCACCGGGCGCATAGTCTCGGACGGCGACCAGATCGCCGCCGGCGTCAGCACCTCGCTGCACGTTCACGAAGGCTCGGACAAGAAGCCGGTTAAGGGGGCCTGACATGCAGCTATTCAGCGATGACGGCTCGGAACAGGCCTGGCAGCGCGCCGTGGTGATCAGCCTGCTGACCTGGCGGCGCGCCGAGGATGGCGACCAACTGGACGACGACCAGCGCTATGGCTGGTGGGGCGACACCTTCCCCACGGTCGAGCGCGACCGCATCGGCTCACGCCTCTGGCAGCTGCGCCGGCGCACGCTGACCGACGACACGGTGCGCGACGCCGAAGCGTTCGCCCGCGAGTCGCTGGCCTGGCTGGACGATGACGACCGGGTGAGCGCCGTTACCGTAACGGCGTCGCGGGAGGTCACCCGGCTGAACCTGCAGGTGGTGCTGTCGATGCGCGACGGCTCAGTGATCGATGTTCAACTAGACAAGCTGTGGCAGGTGATCAATGCCGTTTGAAACCCCTACGTTGCCCGCGCTGATCGCCCGGGCACAGTCCGACCTGTCCGGTGGTAGCGCGCTGCTGCGCTCCGACGCTGAGGTGCTGGCCCGTGTCCTGGGTGCGGCCAGTTACGGACGCTACGGCCATCAGCAGTACATCGCCGACCAGATCCTGCCCGACACGGCCGACGAAGAAACCCTGCTGCGCATGGCCCGCGCGCGGCTCAAGCGCGACCGTCTGGAAGCCGTGGCAGCCACCGGCCCGGCGGCCTTCACCGGCGCCGTGTCGGCACTGCTGGACGCCGGCACGCTGCTGCAGCGCGATGACCAGGTACTGTTCCGGGTGCGCGCCACGGTCAAGCTGACCGCCACCTCGGGAGTGGCCGAGATCGAGGCGCTGGACGCCGGCGAGCTGGGCAACACGCCGGCCGGTACCCAGCTGCGCCTGGTGTCGCCGGTGCTGGGCATCAATGAGGTGTTCACCGTCGGGGCGGACGGCCTGGCCGGTGGCACCGAGCAGGAGAGCATCGAGACGCTGCGCGGGCGGGTGATCCGTTCTTACCGGGTCATTGCCCACGGCGGCAGCAAGAGCGATTACGAAACCTGGGCGCTGGAGGTGGCCGGGGTGACCCGGGCCTGGGTGGTGCGTCACTGGCTTGGCCCGGGCACGGTGGCGGTGTTCTTCGTGCGGGATGGCGATATCGACATCATCCCCAACGCCGAGGCGCTGGCCACCGTGGCGGCCTACATCGAGCAGGAGCGCCCGGTAACCGCCGAAGTGTACGTGCTGGCTCCGGTGGAAAAACCGGTGCAGTACCAGCTATCGGTCACGCCGGACAGCAGCGCCGTGCGCCGCGCTGTGGAGGCCGCCCTGGTCGCCCTGCACAGCCGCGAATCGGAACTGGGCGGTGAACTGCTGGCCACGCACATTACAGAGGCCATCAGTGGTGCGACGGGGGAGCGCGACCATCGTGTCGCCGGCCCGATCGGTGACGTGCAAGCCGCCCCCAATGAGTTGCTGACTTACGGAGGTGTGCTGTGGTTGTGAGAACGGTGGCGGACTATGCCGCCCAACTGCGCGCACTGCTGCCGCCGGGACCCGCGTGGGATCGTGAATTTAATCCAGGCGTGAACGAGCTGTTGCAGGCGGGCGCCCGAGAACTGGCGCGTGAAGACCTGCGCGCAGCCGCTCTGCTGGCCGAGAGCGACCCCAGTACGGTGCGCGAGCTGGTACCGGACTGGGAGCGGGTTATGCAGTTGCCTGACCCGTGCATGGGTGAGTCGCCTGCATTTGCCGACCGGCAATTGGCAGTGCGCCGCCGCCTGCTGGAGGTGGGCGGTCAGAGGCCGGCGTACTTTGTCGAACTGGCGTTCTCCCTCGGTTATCGCAATGCGCGGGTGATCG